ATAACTGATCAATTAAGAATATTGAATGCTAGTAACTTTGTGTCTAAAGTTACTGATCAGACTGAAAATTCTTATTATGCTTTTATTGGATTGCCAAATGCTACTGAATATGCTTCAGATTGGGACGTTGTTCCACCAGCACCTAAAGATTCTTTCGACCAAGAGAATGATTATTGGGATAGTATGATAGGATTGTCAAAAATTCTACCAGAAGATACATCTCAGGTTGTTAAAAAGAATGAATGGGAGTCTGGAACGATTTATGACATGTATCGCCATGACATTACTTCCTCAAATATTTCTCCCCAATCAGAAGCAACAAGTCTTTATTCTTCAAATTATTATGTGATTAATGAAGATTTGAATGTTTATATTTGTCTTGATAATGGAGCGTCTCCAGAAAATGATTTTAAAGGCAATCAGTCTTTAGATCAACCTACTTTTGTTGCATTAGAACCAAGAAAAGCAGGTAATAGTGGTGATGGATATGTTTGGAAATATCTTTATACGATTAAACCAAGAGATTTGGTGAAATTTGACACTGTATTTTATATGCCTACTCCTAAAAATTGGGCAACAAATACAGATACTCAAGCAGTTAGAAATCATGCCACATCTAGTGGACAATTAAAAATTGTAAAAATAAGAAACAGAGGAGTTGGAGTAAACTTTACTTCTGGAAATACTATTACCGATGTTCCAATTAAAGGTGATGGAACTGGTGCTTTTGCTACTGTCATTTTAAATAGTGACCAAAAAGTAGAAACAGTTGTCATTTCAAAAGGAGGTTCTGGTTATACTTTTGGAACTCTCGATTTAGAATCAAGAGGAGTTACTATTCAAGATACTTCACCAGTATTTGATGTAATTATTCCTCCCAAAGGTGGACATGGATTTGATGTTTATAATGAACTCGGAGCATCAAATGTCCTTCTATATACTAGAATTGAAAATAGCACAGAAAATCCAGACTTTATTGTAGGGAATCAAATTTCTAGATTTGGCATTGTTGAAAATCCTCTACAGTATGGTTCGACTGAAATTTTAACTGATACTACAGTTAGTTCTTTATATGCATTAAAATTAAAGTCTTTGAATACACAATCTACAGATTTTTATAAAGAGGTGACTATTGAAGCAGATTCATTCTTCACTCAAACATTAGATACTAATGTAACTGCAGTTGGCAGAGTTATTTCTTACGATAAGAATACTGGAGTTTTGAAGTATTGGCAAGATAGAAGACTTGTTGGATTTAATACTGATGGAAGTAGAAATTCTTCCCCTTCTTATGGATTCAATCTGGAAAGATTTACTGCTACTCCAACTTCAAATGGAAGTGTCGAAATAAACTTTGATAACGGTGTAGATTTGCAGATTAATACTGATTTTGATGGTTCAACTGAGACAATAAATAATAATACATATCAATTGGGACAATCTTTTATTAAAGGGGTTTCCAATCCAGAAGTTGAGAAGCATTCTGGAAACATAATTTATGTTGATAATAGACCTTCTATAACTAGATCATCAAACCAAAAAGAAGATATTAAAGTAATTTTGCAATTCTAAGGAAGCATGTCACAGGAAACTAATCTCAACGTCTCACCTTATTTTGACGATTTTGATCCCCAGAAAGATTACTATAAAGTATTATTCAAGCCAGGGTATCCTGTCCAAGCTAGAGAATTAAACACTTTACAGTCGATTGCTCAGAATCAAACTGAGCAATTTGGTAAGCATATCTTTAAAGAAGGGTCTGTAGTAATACCTGGACAGTTAAAGTATGAAAATCCATTATATGCTGTTCAAATTGAATCGGAATTTAATGGTATTCCAATATCTTCTTACTTCAATGATCTTAAGGGAGTAAAAATAAAAGGTTTTACTAGTGGAGTTAGTGCAGAAGTAGTACTTTTATTGACTAATTCTGATTCCGAAAGAGGTAATTATACTTTATATGTAAAATACCTTGGTAGTGGTGGTGATAATTTTGATACTAAAACTTTTTTAAGTTCTGAGACTTTAATTTTAGAATCTGATGTTTCCTTTGGTTCCAATAGTTTTCTTCAAACAGGTGAGGGTTTTGCTAACACTATTTCAGAAAATGCTGTAACTGAAGGAAGTGCTGTAAGTATTTCTGAAGGTGTCTATTTTGTTAGGGGAGTTTTTGCAAGGGTAAAATCTCAAACAATTATTTTAGATCAGTATGGAATTACTCCATCATATAAAGTTGGATTTGATGTTCTAGAAACTATTGTCAATTCCGATGAGGACGATACTTTATTTGACAATTCTAAAGGATTTTCTAACTTTGCCGCACCAGGAGCAGATAGATTCAAAATAGAACTTAAGTTATCAAAGAGAGAGATTGATGACTTAAATACTGATTCTTTCGTAGAAATACTAAGAGTAGAAAATGCTGCTCCACAGTTTTTTGATGAAAATCCTCAATATAATTTAATTAGAGATGAATTAGCAAGAAGAACTTATGATGAATCTGGAGACTATTTTGTAAAACCCTTTACTGTCAATGTTAGAGATAGTCTCAATGACAGAGTATTAAATAGAGGAATTTATTTTGAAGGTCAAACTACTTCAGAAGGAAATATTCCATCTGAAGATTCAATGGTCTATCAGATTGGTCCAGGAAAAGCATATGTTAGAGGATATGATGTTGAGACTATTTCTCCAACTTTAATAGACGTAAAAAAAGCAAGAACAATTGAAAAATCTCCACAGATCAATGTAAATTACAATTCTGGCACTTTAGCAATTTTAAATAATGGTACTGGTGCTCCATCAATAGGGCTTGGAACTGATTCTGTTGTCTATCTTCAAGATGAGCGTAAGGGTTCTGATTCTAACGTAGCAGCTGGTACTACTATTGGCGTTGCAAGAGTTTATGATTTTGTTCCTGAGAGTGATTATGTAGATCAAACAAGCAGATTGCAGTTACGTCTTTTTGACATTAGAACATATACTACTGTTGGATTGACCACTTCAATTCCTGGAGGATTATCATTACCAGCATTTATTAGAGGTAAAAATAGTAATGCTACTGGATTTCTCAAAACTGCTTTGGGGCCTTCAGATACAGAAATGACTCTCTATGAAACCACAGGTAATTTCTTAGAGAATGAGCAGATAGTTATTAATGGTATTGATAATGGTAGATTAATCAATTCGGTAACTGATTACTCAGTTTCTGACATTAAATCAGTTTATGCAACAAATTCTGTTGGACTATCGACATTTAATGCAGACTTAGTTCTTTCGAAGAAATCATATACTGCAAAACCAGGAACAACTTTCAAAGTAGATAATGGTGTTGTCTCTGCTGGACTAGACACTAAGTTTACTAATATAGTAAAAGTAGGTGATATAGTTTCGTATGCTAGCACTGAATTTACTGGAGATCCTATTTACAATAGAGTAACTGATGTAGGTATTGCAGGAACAAACTTTACAATTTCTTCAATTACTGATGTATCTGGAGTTTGTAATGGTACTCTTCCTTCTGGATCTTTTGAAGTAACTAATATTCTTAAGTATCAACCAAGTCTAAAATCTCGAAACAATTCACTTTTAACAAAATTAAATCATGAGAATGTCTCTGAAATCAGTTTAAATGAGACTGAAATTATTCAGAGAAGAACTTTTAATGTTGCAAGTTTTACTGGTTCTTCTTTTAGTATTACTATAGATGCAGATGATGTCGATTTATTCTTCGAATCTTTTGATGAAGATAGATATTTAATTTCTTATGAGGATGGGACTACAGAATTGATGAGAGCAGATAAGTTCTTATTATCTCTCGATGGAAAAACTGTAACTTTCAATGGTTTATCGAAGGCGAGTGGAAGTAACGCTGAAGTCATCGCTACAGTTAAAAACATAAAACCAAGTTCAAAAAATAAAAAATTAAACAAAGTTGGTAAAATAACTATTGAAAATTCATCATCAGTTGCTTCTGGTATTGGAACAACAACTCTAAATGATGGATTATCTTATAGTAATGTATATGGAACTAGAGTACAAGATAAAGAAATTAGTTTAAATGTACCTGATGTTGTTAGGGTTTTAGCAGTTTATGAATCCAATGATACTTCTAATCCCACTCTTCCCCAATTGCAATTAACTGGATCCTCTGGAAATTCTAACTATATCGTTGGCGAGCACATAGAAGGAAAAACTTCAGGTGCTGTTGCACTGGTGACTTCTAAGGTTGGTGTAGATAAGTTAGAATACGTCTATTTAAATACCAGTCAATTTTCTTTAGGAGAAGTCATTTTTGGAAAAGATTCCAAGGAAGAATCATTATTATCTTTAAAAATACTTTCAGATAAAAACATTACCCAAAACTTTGATTTTGATAATGGACATAGAGACACATTCTATGATTTCTCTAGAATTCTTAGGAGACAAGGTGTAGAATCTCCAAAGAAGAAACTGACAGTTGTATTCCAAAATTACACTATTGACTCTTCAGATACTGGAGAATTTATTACGGCAAATAGTTATTCGCAAGAAAACTTTAAGCACGATGTAGGTTTCTATCAAGGTTCAAGATTAACTGATTTTGTTGACATAAGACCAAGAGTTGCTCCATATACATCATCAAATAAGTCACCATTTGAATTTGATTCCAGAAATTTTGCGTCTGATGGGCAGTATTCTGATTATATTTTAGTTCCAGATGAAAATATTCTTCTGGATTATGAGTATTATGTTGGTAGAATTGATACTATTTTCTTAAATCCCGATGGACAGTTCCAGATTCTTTCTGGAGAACCATCGGCAAATCCACAACCAGCAGAATCTATATCTACTGGATTGAGTATTGCTACGGTATTCATTCCCCCATATGTATTCAATACAAAGAACATAAATGTGCTGATGTCGGTGCATAAAAGATATAGAATGGAAGACATCTCATTATTGGAAGATAGAATTCATAGAGTAGAAAGATTTACCACTCTTTCTATGCTTGAGTCTAAAACTGAAAACTTTATGATTAGAGACGCAGAAACTGGATTGGACAGATTTAAGTGTGGATTCTTCGTAGATAATTTCAGCAATCATGCTTATCACGATTTAATTAATCCCAATTTCAAAGCAGCAATTGACACATCATCAAATGCATTAAGACCAAGACATTATACAACTTCATTAGATCTTCAATTAGGTTCAGAAGTCATTGAGGGATTTACTAGCACATTTACACCAAATGCAGATTCTAGTTTTGTATCTGATTTAGGATCTGTAAATGTTAGAAAGACTGGTGATTTGGTTACTCTAAACTATGATTCTGTTCTTTACTTTGAACAACCATACGGAACTAAAACTGAAAGCGTTACTCCATTCTTAGTTAGGTACTGGCAAGGAAGTATTCAACTTAATCCTCCAGTTGATGTTTGGTTTGATGAAGTTGCCAGAGAAACAAATGCTACTCAAGAAGTCGTCAATCGTGTTGAAAGGGAAGATGAAAACATAACTGTTGTTAATAATGTAACTATAGACAATGAAGTTTTCGTTGGTGCAGGTGAAGCTCAACCTGTTCCTCAAGCAGGAACTGCTCCTTTTGATTGGATTCAAAATGCAAGAGACATTGTTAATAACCTTCCCACAAGAACCACCCCCACCAGCCGCTGGCCCTGGCGCCGCCGTGGCGGGGGTGTGGGTGGATCGCGCCTGGGTGGATTAAGCATAGTAGTTGACAATAATAAAAACTCATCTAATGTTAAAAGTTCTGGAACAGGTGAAAGAAAGTCCGTCATTGGTAGTGATATAATTCATTTAAATGTATTTAAACGTAGGGTCACTCAACAGGATAGAGACTTAATTAATCAACTTCTTCCTCCAGATGCAGCCACTCAATTCTTAACTGCTATTGATACTCGAAATAGAAACGCAAGAGCTGTTATAAACTTCATACCTTCAACTGGTGCTACTACTGTCACAGAAACTAACACTAGTGTAGAAACTACTACATCTACAGAAACAACTAGTGATGTATCAACCATTATAATTCCAGAAGAAATTATAACAGATACAAATACTGAAACATCAACTGAGAACTTTACTGAAGAAGTTAGATTCCTTAGAAGTAGAAACATTGAGTTTGATACTACTGGATTAAGACCAAGAACAAGATTTTATCCGTTCTTTGAGGGTATAGATGTAAGCAATTACGTTATTCCAAAATTATTAGAAATTGAGATGATTTCTGGTAGTTTTATTGTAGGAGAAACTGTAATTAGTGATCCAGTAAGAAACGTCTCTAAAGAAATTTCATTTAGATTATGTACTCCAAATCATAAGTCAGGTCCATTTGATGGAACTGGAGATGGAACTGTTTTTAAATTGAATCCTTATACTTTACAGTCATTTGAAAACTCATATACAGCATCATCTACACTTCTCAACGTAGATACAAGGTCTCTGGAATTACCAGAAGAAACTGAATATTATGGTTGGATTGAGGAAAATATGAGGTTAATTGGTAAAGATTCGGGTGCTGTAGCAGAAATTAAATCTACAAGATTAATCTCTGATAATAGTGGAAGACTTATTGGATCATTGTTTATCGTAAATCCAAATGTACCTGAAAATCCAAGATGGATTAATGGTGAAAATACTTTCACTCTTATTGATACTCCTTCTTTAAGCAATTTGAATCAAGTATTCAATGAATTTACACCAAATCAAAGAATTACTGAAAGTGGAGGTGAAGCAGAATTCACATCTGCTGGAACTCTTAATGTAACTCAAACAAACATTCTTACAACTAGAAACGTAACAGTTCTTAGTTCGTTCAATAGAAATACAACTACTATTACAAATACAACAACAAATACAACTACAACTACTGAAACTACTACAACCACAACTACTCCAGGAAGTGGTGGTGGTGGTGGTCAGATTGCTGTTTGGGAAAACCACGATCCACTAGCACAGTCTTTCTATGTTAGAGATAATACTGGAATTTTCTTAACTGATGTTGAAGTATTCTTTGAAACTAAAGATGAAGAACTTCCGGTAACACTTCAAATTCGTCCAATGATTGCTGGTGTTCCTAGCAATGAAGTTGTTCCCTTCTCAGAAGTTACTCTTGATCCCGATCAAGTAGTTCTTTCTGCTGATGGTAGTGTTCCAACTAAGTTCACTTTCCCATCTCCAGTATATCTTCCTGGACCACAAAGTCTTGAAGTTCGTTCTGCACCAATTGCAAGTCAACAAAGTTCAGTATTCTCAGTAGTTCTTTTATCAGGAAGTCCTAATTATAGGGTATACATTGCAGAATTGGGACAAGATGACATCCAGACTGGGATAAAAATTTCTAAGCAACCAACATTGGGTAGTTTGTTTAAGTCTCAAAATGGTTCTACTTGGACTCCATCTCAATTGGAGGATATGAAGTACAGACTGTATAGAGCAGACTTTACTACTAATCCAGGTCTTGTCAAGTTCTTTAATCCAAAACTTGGCGTTGGAAATAAAAAAGTAACCGTAACTGGAACTAATCAATTCTTACCTCTTTCCAAGAAAATTATTGTTGGTTTAGGTTCCGATGGTTACGATGCATCTGGTCTTGTTGAAGGTGCTTCCTTAGTTCAAGGAACTGCAACTGGAAACTTAGTTGGTCTTGCTGGAAGTGTAACTACTTTATCAGTAATTAATACAGGAACTGGTTATACTAGTGGAACATTTACTGGTGTTGAATTGCAGACTGATACTGGAGATGGAACTGGTGCTATTGCTACTTTGGAAATAGATTCCTCAGGAATTGGAACGGCAACCATTACTAGTGGTGGATTAAACTACTTAGTTGGTGATGTTCTTTCTTTACCATCAAGAGAATTTGGACTTGATGTTGGATTTGGTGGAAAAGTTGGAGTTACTTCAATTTCCGCAATTAGTAATACATTAATCATTGATAACGTTCAAGGAGAATTTGAAGTTGGAATTAATTCAATTTTCTATACTAATGGGGGAGGAACAGACGTATCAACTGGAGCAACAATTTCTTCAATTATAAATGATCCTTATTACGATGGTCTTCACATGAAGATTAGTCACTTGAATCATGGAATGCATTCTTCAGAAAATTATGTGAAGATTGAAAAAGTAAGACCACTTCTTTCTGAAGTTAATAGTGCTCTTTCATCTGATATTACTAGTACAGACACTACATTGCCTTTAGATTCTGTATCTGGATTTGAAACTTTTGAAGGACAAACAGTTAGTGGAACTTATCCTGGATATGTAATTGTTGGGAATGAAGTGATGGAATATACATCTGTAAGTGGAAATACTCTTACAGTAAATCAAAGAGGAATTGATGGCACATTGGCAATTAGTTACTCTTCGGGAACAAGAGTTGCAAAGTATGAATTTAATGGAGTTTCTTTAAGAAGAATTAATAAAGTTCATAATTTTGCAGAAGTTGATCGTGTCAATCATCCTACTACACTTAATTCTTACTTTATTAAGATTGATAATTCGGATACAGATTTTGATAATAATGTGATTGGAAAGGATAGGTCTACTACATCCAAATTGTATTTTGCAGATACCGAAAGAACGGGAAGAACTGGATCTTATCTTTCTAATAACATTCAGTATGAATCAATTGTTCCAAATATTGCAAACATACTTCCTGGAAAGACATCACTTAAATCTAGAATAAGAACATTTAGTGGTACTAGTATTTCTGGTAGTGAAAAATCATTTGTTGATAATGGTTTCCAAAATCTCAATTTGAATGAAATTAATTACTTAGGAGCACCTTGTTTAATTTGTTCCCAAGAAAATGAAAGTAGATTTATTACCGAATCTCCAGGAAATCGTTCACTCTCCATCGAAGTTGATTTAAACACTACTGATTCTAGAGTGTCTCCAGTGATAGATACGGTTCAAACTAGCGTGGTCTTGACATCAAACCTCATTAACAGTCCAACTGGAGGAGTGAATGAAACTGCTAACTATAAGGACAATACTTTAGTCAGAAGTATTAATGATGATGACCATGCCTGCATTTACCTTTCAAAACCAGTTAGGTTGAAAATTCCAGCAAACTCAATTAAAGTTCTCTTAAAAGCATCTCACATGAGAGATAATGACATTAGAGTTCTTTATCAACTTTATAGAGATGATGCTCCAGAATCTGCAATGAATTATGAATTGTTCCCTGGATTCTCCAATTATAGAGTGGATGGTGATGGAATTAAGAGGGTAATTGATACTAGAGAAAGTGATGGAACTAATGATTCTAAAGTTATTTTTGGAGATGATCCCACTTTCAAAGATTATGAATATTCTGTGGATGATTTGCCCGAATTTAATGCTTTTGCAATTAAAATTGTAATGGCAAGTCAAAATCAAGCGTTAGTTCCTCAAGTCAAAGACTTTAGAGCAATCGCTACAATTAAACCTAAGTTGTAATTATGGATTACATTAAAGTAAAGGATAAAGACTATCTCATTAGAGAAGTTGACTCTAATGGGATAGTTAACACAGATTATGAAAACTATAAAAAGTATGTTGAGTCCTATAAACAAAAACTATCCGAATCTAAAAAAATAAAAGATCTTCAAGAAGAAGTTTCTTCAATGAAAGAAGATCTTAGTGAAATTAAATCTTTATTGAGGAGTATTGCAAATGAATCCAAATGAAATTAAATTGGATACAGTATCTAAATCTTTTGAATATGAGAAGATTTCTAGAGACATAGATAGTATAGAGGATTTAGATACTTTGAGAGATGTAGCAAAGTCTTATCTAAAATTATATTTCAAACAACAAGAAGTCGTATTTAAACTATAATGGCACAACCATCTACAAGACAAGAGTTAATAGATTACTGCCTAAGAAAACTGGGAGCACCAGTTTTAGAAATTAATGTTGCTCAAGAGCAAATTGAAGATCTTGTAGATGATGCCGTTCAATATTTTCAAGAAAGGCACTTTGATGGAGTATATCCTACCTTTTTAAAGTACCAAGTAACTCAAGATGATATTGATAGGGGAAGAGCAAAAGGTCTATCTGGTGTAGGCATTTCATCGGTTTCTGCTGTTGGGGCAGGAACTACATTTACTTATTACGAAAATAGCAATTATCTTCAAGTTCCAGATTCTGTAATTGGAGTAAATAAAATTTTTACCTATGATGGTTCAAATTCTATTTCAAGTGGAATGTTTAGTATTAAGTATCAGTTGTTCTTGAATGATATTTACTATTGGGGTTCTACAGAACTCTTAACTTATGCAATGACTAAGACTTACTTGGAAGACATTGATTTTTTATTAAATACTCAAAAGCAAATAAGATTCAATAAGAGACAAGATAGATTATATTTGGATATTGACTGGTCAAGTGTATCAGTTGGAGATTATTTTGTAATTGATTGTTATAGAATGATGAATCCAAATGATTACTCTCAAGTATGGAATGATTCATTCCTTAAAAAGTATCTTACATCATTAATTAAGCGTCAATGGGGTAAAAACTTAATTAAGTTCCAGGGAGTCAAACTTCCTGGTGGAGTAGAACTAAATGGAAGACAAATGTATGATGATGGACAAAGAGAACTTGACATAATTATGGATCAAATGTCCTCCACTTACGAACTTCCACCCTTAGACATGATCGGATAAACAAATGCTAAATCCATTTTTTCTTCAGGGTTCAAGAGGAGAGCAGGGTCTTGTTCAGGATCTAATCAACGAACAGTTAAAAATTTATGGTGTAGAAGTCTACTATCTTCCTAGAAGATACGTGACTGAAAAAACTATAATGAAAGAAGTTGTTGAGTCAGAATTCAGAAATGCTTATCCAATTGAAGCTTATGTGGATAACTATGATGGATATGGTGGACAAGGAACTCTTCTCTCAAAATTTGGAATACAAGACATTGATGATTTGACTTTAATAATTTCTAAAGAGAGATACGAAAATTATATTGGACCACTATCAAAAGATATACCAGATGCAAAACTTACTAGTAGACCAAAAGAAGGTGATTTAATTTATTTTCCACTAGGAGATAGATTATTTGAAATTAAGTATGTTGAACATGAACAACCATTCTACCAACTCAAGAAAAATTATGTTTATGAATTAAAATGTGAACTCTACAGGTATCAAGACGAAGATATTGACACTGATGTGGAATTTATTGATGATAATACAGAAGATATTGGTTATATCCAGACACTGCAAATGATTGGTGCAGGTTCTACTGCAACCGCAATTACAGGTATAGTAAATGGTGGTGTTCAGTATGTAGATGTAACTAATAGAGGTAAAGATTATCTTTCAGTTCCTAGAGTGGCATTCTCAGCAGCTCCATCTGGAGGAACAACTGCTGTTGGTATTGCAACCATGCTTGGTGGTCTTATTTCTTGCACTCCAGACGATAAGTCTAAACTTATGGTTCAAGGTGTTGAACTTAGAAATGCAGGTTCTGGATACACTGTAGCACCTAAAGTGCTTTTCTTTACTGATGGGGAACCAGGATCTGGAGCGGAAGCAACTGCATACATTAATGACGGTGTAGTTGGAATTATTACCGTTACTAATGGTGGCGGTGGATACATAACATCACCATCAGTTTCTTTTGTTGGAGTTGGTTCCACTTCTGCTCAAGGATATGCAGTTGTAAGTGCAGCAGGAACAATAACGGAAGTAAGAATTATTAATGCTGGTTATGGATATACTGAAACTCCGACAGTTGTAATTGCAGATCCAACTTCTCTCGGAGGTTCTGGAACTTATACTTACAATGAAATTGTTACTGGTTCGTCTAGTGGAGTTACTGGAAGGGTCAAATCTTGGAATGCGGTCACAAATGTTTTGGAAGTTGCAAACATAAATGGAGACTTTACAAATGGGGAATTCTTAGTTGGAGAGGAATCTGGAGCATCTTACGCACTAAGAATACTAAATACAGATAACCTAGCAGATTCTGGAGATTCTACCAACGAAGCTGGTCAGTATGAAGATAATTATCAAATTCAAACTGAAGCAGATGGTATTTTAGATTTTACAGAAAAAAATCCGTTTGGAATGCCTTAAAAAATTATTTTAACGAGAGAAAATGTTTGAGTATTTTTATCACGAGATTCTTAGAAGAACCGTAATTGGTTTTGGAACTCTGTTCAATAATATTATCATTAAGCAAAGAAATAGTTCTAACCAAATTGTATCACAAATTAAAGTTCCTCTAGCATACGGACCTACTCAAAAATTTCTTGCGAGATTAAATCAGTCTCCAGATGATTTAAATAATCCAACTCAAATTACTTTACCAAGAATGTCATTTGAGTTCACAGGTCTTAATTATGATTCTGCAAGAAAAGTAACTGCTACACAATCATTTTTAGTTCCATTAAAAACTGACAACTCTAAAGTTGCTAAAGTTTTTATGCCTGTTCCATACAACATGGAATTTGAATTGAGCATTATGACCAAGCAAAATGACGATGCTCTGCAAATTATAGAGCAAATTCTTCCGTACTTCCAACCAGCATATACTGTAACTATAGATTTGGTTGATTCTATTGGGGAGAAGAAAGATGTTCCATTTACTTTGACAAATATCAATTTTGATGATGATTATGAGGGAGATTTTAGTTCTAGAAGAGCATTAATTTACACACTTAGATTTACTGCAAAAACTTATCTCTTTGGACCCGTTCCTTCAGATTCTTCCAAAGACATTATCAAAAAAGCATCTATTGGATTTGTTGCTGGAGATTCAAATGCTTCTATCAGAGATGTTACTTATAGAACAACACCTGTTGCAACACAGAGTTACACCAACAATATAGCAACAACACTTTCCAGCGACTTAGAAATTTCTACAGATACATTTAATGTTGTTGATGCTTCTCAACTTGTTGTAAATGAATACATTACTATTGATGGAGAGACCATGAAAGTTACTGCTATTGATGGGACACAGATTCAAGTGGAAAGAGGTTCTTACGGAACACCAATCACACAGCATGTATTGGGAACTGATGTCAAACTCATTACATCTGCTGATAATGACCTCATAGAATTTGGAGATAATTTTGGATTTGATACTACATTCTGATTATGAAAGATCAATTTGAAAATCTAAATGAAGTTTTTAATACAAAGGATGAGGAACCTGTGGAATTAAAAAAAGTTGAAGTTGAAGCAAAAGATCTTAGTAATAAAGTCAAAGATGTTGTTGTAGACATTGATAAGGATTACAATTATACGAGGGGTAATCTTTATTCTATTATCGAAAAGGGGCAGGAAGCACTTGATGGGGTTTTAGAACTTGCACAAGAGAGTGATTCTGCCCGTGCTTATGAGGTTGCTGGACAACTTATTAAAAGTGTTGGTGATGCTACAGATAAGTTATTAGACCTTCAAAAGAAACTTAAGGATCTTGAGGAGGATAATACAAAGAAAGGACCCACAAATGTTACCAATGCTTTATTTGTGGGTTCTACTGCCGAATTATCTAAACTTCTAAAGGAGAACAAAGAAGAAGAATAAATAATAAGGATAATACTTAGAAATTATGAGAGACGGTAAGTCTTCTAAAGACAAAGATTATTCACTTCGCGACTGGTTTAAAGGTGGTGGATGGAAGCAAACTGGTGGTAAGTATGATGGAAAACCTTGTGCAAAACAACCAGGTCAAACCACTAAACCATATTGTCGTGATGCAGATGATCGTGCAGCAATGAGCAAAGATGAAAGAGATAAGAGAGCTGCTAAAAAACGTAAAGAAGATCCGAATCCAGATAGAAGAGGGAAGGCAAAGAACGTGGCAACTGAAGCAAAAGAAGAACTTCGCTATTGCCCTAAGTGTAAGAAAGCAGAGAAAAGATCTGACTGCGCTTATGGGGCAAGTTATTGGGATAACAATGCTGAACCAATAACAGTAGAAGAAGGCAAAAAAGATGCCTGCTATCATAAGGTCAAATCACGTTATAAAGTTTGGCCAAGTGCTTATGCTTCTGGTGCATTGGTAAAGTGCCGTAAAAAAGGTGCAGATAACTGGGGAAATTCTACTAAGAAAGAAGAGTTTAGTCCCGCACAAATTGCTGCATTAGAAGCAAATGGATTTGTAGAACTTGATGAAGCAGGCAAGAAGTGCTGGAAAGGTTATAAGAAAGCAGGAACTCAGAAACTCTTCGGAAAGACTTATAATCGTTGTGTAAAAGAAGGTTCATTTACTATTGATCCAAAAGCACACAACAAAGAAAAGCGTGCTGCAAAGATTGGTAATCTTGCTAGAAATACTTCTAATCCTGGAGAGAAAGCAGCGGCAGAAAAGAAATCAAAAGGTCCAAAACTTTATGGAGAAAACATCACTATTGAAGATGCAAACGGAAATACTTTTGCAGAAATAATTGATGTAATTAAAAATCCTTTGGTTTCTGAATCTTGCTGCTCTAAGTGTGGTAA